TGTACGACCAACACGGAAGCCTTGGACACCGAACTTGAGCAAGTCCATCAACAATGGAGTTAATTCTGGTACAGCTTGAGCGCCTTGTATAGCTTTCTCGATGAACGAGCTAGTGGCTTGTAAGAACTCTACACGGTCTTGCTTCTCTTGTGACTCGTCAGCGTAAAGCATAGAGTCTGTGGCCACTTCAATGCGGAATGTCCGCATAGGATTGTTTTTTAACAGCTCCATGGCTTGAGGGATCAACTGTTTGTCAGCGTCACTCAACAAGTCACCACCACCGATTTTCATAATGCTTTCAGGTTGGAAGTGTTGGCAGATAATCTGTGCTTTAATTTGTAGGATTTGTGAGGCAAAGCGAGCCACCTCATCTTGGTAGGTCTTTAAGCGTAATGTAGCGTATTGGCCCTTGATTTGCTGGGCCGTTGCTGTTTCATTAGCGTTACTTGCACCACGAACAATGTCAGATATACCTGTAATGTCGTAGATTTGCTGTTTAACTTGACCCATAGCTTGATAAGCCATGTTCAATGCGTTAGCAATAGGCGTTAAATCAACAAAATCTACAGAACCACTCATCCCACCTTTTTCAGCAAAAGCAGAGTAGTTTTTAACAGGGATAAGTGTATTGTTGTCACCCTCTGTAAATAGACGGCCTATATCAGCATTTGCAGCGTCATAGAAGCCACGAACTTTCATAGCGTCTACTAGACCCTTAATGCGGTCTGATAGCGTGTCTAACTCGTTAGCTTGGTCTTGGTATAGAGTGAAGTCTGGAACTGGTACAAGTGACTCATTGGTCAATGTAGAGAATATCGGCTGCGGACACGGAAAAAACTCTTCTAAGTCTAATGGGTCTTTACGCTTGTCTAGTATCTTGCCCATGGATTTACTAATCCAGTAGACGCACTTCTCTTCTTTATCCCATACCTCGTAGATTAGACCACGCTTAGTGACACCTTCTGTCATCTTAGTGCGAGGCTCGTCAGGTGAAGCGTCTAGCGGTATCTTTTTCCACAAGTCATCGAACTTGTCTTCAGGGAAACGCTCTTTCAGCATTTGGCGAGTCATGTAGACCTTACGCCATACACATGATACCTCGTCCCATGTCCTAGCAGAGTTGTGACCGAAGTCACGCCAATGCACATAGTCTACAGGTGCTTGCTCAATGTCTAGGTATTCGGAGCTTGAGTCAGAGTCTATGTCTGTTTCAGACACGAAGGTGTCATCTGTTTCAATGATAGGCTCGTAACGGATCCATGATGTACCACGGCCACCTAGGAAGCGGTCAGACACAGAGGCTGACATGGCGTGACCAAAGTCTGTGCCATGAGTAATCTCGAAGTCTAACGCACGCTCTAATAGCATAGAGGCAACACGGGCCACAGGATCACTGTCCTTATGTCTGCGTGACACATCTGGCCTAGGCATACGGCTAAAGGTTGCAGATTTTAATGTTTGTACATTAGCCCAAAGAATGTTGTAGTGAGATTGAGCCGTAGTTGTAGTACGGTCATCACGATAGCGTTTGAGTATCTTCTCTACACGACCTTCCCACTTAGCAAACTCTTTGTCGTACTGGCTAAACATATCAAGGTATGTTTGTACCTCTGACATTATTTGCGAAACCTTAGCCATGAGTTATCCTTATGCGTAAACTACAGTTGCGCTTAATGTGCCACCAACAACGATGTATACGCCAGAGGCAAAGCCAATAGGCATAGGCAACCATGTGCCAGCAGTCAAGGTTACTGTGTCTACTACTTTAGTAGTAGTTGTAGTCGTAGCTGAGTCATAGATGGTTACTGTGCCGCTTGATGACGCTGATACTAAGATACCCAATAGCTTACAGCCGATAGGTGATACATTACCTGTTGCAGTGATTTGTTTGTAACCACCAACATAATTAGCAATACCGCTCATGTTTAAATCCTTTTAGGTTGTTTAGGCTGTGTGGCCCATAGTTCTTCAAGTGTGACATCGGTCTGTCCGACCATAATGCCTCTAATTGGTTTGTCTTCTATCACAGGCTTGTGTTCTTCACGCCAGTTAATAGCAGCATAACGCATAGCATCCGCAGCATGAGATGTCCAATCGTGCCTAGGTTTATCCCTAAACATTTTCTTGTCATCATCCCACTCACGCTGATACTGTTTGAGAGCCTCTAGGCCATCATAACAACGCTCTTTATCAAACCATGCTTTAGGCATCATTTGTCTTACCGCCTGTATGCCATCATGTAGTGATAGGCTAGGTGTGATTGCCATCTTAGTTATGCTCAAGTGTTCGGCCAACATCTCAATGACTGATTTACCACCAGAAGCCAATGTCTTAGCTCTAGCATCGTGTGGTAGGAAGTGCGTCTTGTATTTATAAGGCTTGCTTAGTATGTGTGCAGCGTAGTGATCAATAGACTTGCCACTAGCAGCGTAGTAGTCAATGAAGTGAACCTCACCTTGCACTACTTGATAGAAGAACACAGCCGTGTCATCAGAGTAGCCTAAGTCCCATGCAGTAAACACAGGGGCAAACTCATCATACTCTACGCCAGTTACTCTACCGTCTTGCTCTGCTTGGTATAACTCACGACCCCATATTGCACCAGGCAATGCAGCATCAAAGTCACACTCCATCTCTTGACGCCATGCGTCCTCAGATAGTTCGGACTTAAGCGAGTCTATTTCAGACTGAGGCAATATGCCTGAATCGTCCACTGTTATCTTAAGGGCCAGCCACTCATCACTGTGTGTAGCTCTGTCGTATGTTTCCCAAAAGGCGTTACGGCCTTTAGGCGTTCCAATGATTACCGCTTTACCTTGTCTATCAGCCAATGCAGGACGGATGATGTACTGGAATACATTAGCCCTCCAATCACCATACTCATCACAGACGATACTATCAAAATAAAGACCACGAAGGCTGTCAGCATTATCAGCACCAAAAAGCTGAATCCTTGAGCCGTTCTTAAAATCAATGCGTAGCTCTGACTCATTAATGACGATACCATCAATTATCCTAGTAAAGTGTTTAAAGTAGTCCCAAGCCACAGACTTAGCTTGCTTCCAAAAAGGCGCTATGTATGCTGCACGAAAGTCATTACGCTTGCTCATCACAGCTTCTTTAATGAGCTGGTTGACACAGGCTACTGTCTTACCTGCCCTACGGTGGGCTACTACAACCTTCCATCGCTTGTTGCTAGTGTGTAATGGTTGGAACGCTTCCCTAGGCTTATAAGGTATTATTCTTGCCATGCGTAGACTTCAACATCAGCAGTGAGTTGTGTTGTTTGCTCTACAGATTGAACTGGTCTGCCCTCTAAGCGATCACCGATCTCTTTTAACGCTGCCATGTCACCATCTAGCGCTTTGTCTATTAATGATTTAACAAGTTTTGTAAGGTGGTCGTTTTGTATGATTTCTTTTCGGAGAGCGTCAGACCACATCTTGCCTTTTACAGCGTTCTGATTACCTTTAGGCGCTCCTCCAAGAGTGTTCTTGGTATTAGCCATTTAAGTCAACCTATATGTTATTGAATAAGTTATTATTTCATGAGAGCAGCCGCTAACTTCTTAGGGTCTTTCTTTACGCCCTCTGAAGCCATCATTCTTGCTTTCTCTTGTGGGATCCCTACACGCTTTGCAATAGACGGATCATGAGCAGCAGCTCTAAAAAGCCTGTTCTGTGATTCGCTGTATGGCATATAGTTATCCTTGAATAGATGGGCTACTTGCATAGCTTTCACCCAAAAAAATGGACTCAGCTTTTAGGGGAGTCCGAACCCAATGGAGATTGGATTAAATGCTTAGTATATGAACCTTACGGGCGCAACTATACCAGCAAGTCGAATGGTAGCATATTTTACGCTAAAAGTCAATACACTTGACCGCTTATTTTCAATACAAGTTCTTTTCTGTTAGTTTTTGTTGCAACATAGCCATTGCATTGTCGTAATAACGGTCTAGCACCTTCATATCCATCATAGTCTTTTGCCCTAGATAGATTACATATATGGCATTACGCTGAAACGCTGGCAGATCGTCTATAACCTTGTCCACCACTCTTACGCTGTGGTTATCAACCTCGTCAGCTATGTCATCAAACGAATGTACACCTCCTGTGTGAAAGCCAGAAGACCTAGACTTGTAGCCTAGCTTATTGTTGTCTGACTTCATGTATTCACGCCACATATCTAAATAATATATTACTCTACCTAGTTCCATTGATGCGTTCCTTTGCTATGTTGTAGTAACCTTCATCTAGTTCTATGCCGATAAAATTACGATTAAGGTTTTTACACGCAATCGCAGTTGTGCCACTTCCCATAAACGGGTCTAATACAAGCTGATTGTCATCGGTATTGTTATTTATAAACATTTCCAACATATCTATATTTTTTTCAGTTGGATGTAATAATTTATTACTTGATATTTTAGGGTAATCTAAAACATCAGGTAATCTTTTATTCCTAAAAATACTTCTTCCTTTATGTCCATATAAAATAAACTCATGTTTAGGCG